AAAGACTTTCCTTCTTCCTGCAAGGCTCATATCAGCACGACCAGCACTATGCGAATCAGCTTGTCCAGCACTTGTAGAAGGACTTCCGCCTGAAAATGGCTGAATTGCTCCAATATTGTTCGCAAAGTATCCACTTAGCTTATGCAACCAGTTATATACTGCAGTATTGCAGAAGAACATAGTTGCTGTGCTATTGTTATACCTTGGATCAATGTAGTTAGAAAGATCATCAAGAAAGTCATCTTGAGTTTTAGTTGCAACAGCAAGAGAAAATGAATTTCCATACTGTGTGATGTAATCTACAGCACCTTGTGTGTACTGAATACTATCGCCATCTGAATACTGAGATCCAAATAACAATGATGTTTCAATATCCCACTTATGCTCAATCAACTTTTCTTTCCAAACACGTGCCCACTCATTTGGTTCAAACTTCAATACTGTGGCACGAGCCGTATTGGTCATTGCCATTGAAGTTTTCCAAATCTGAGTAAGACCATGATTGCTTTGGTAAGGCTGGTCGATCCATGTTTGTGGAAAACCAGAACCTTCTTCATGTGCACTACCTACTACGTAGGTTCTTGCTGATTCAAGAAGAGTTGCAATAGATTGGTCAGCAACAACTTCATCACCTGCTGCTCCACCTGGACCAAAGTTATTGTTGTAATAGCCAGCAAAACCCAGATAGCTTGAATTTGTTGCTTTAACCACTTTACAAGTGACAACTGTAGGATATTTACTATCCTTAGCTGAACTTGAAAAAGAGTCTGCATCAACTTCAGTAATCCTTGCCAGCATATAACTTGCACCCCATGAAGTCGTTGCCGAAGCACTGTCTGTCATTGTAGGGATTTTAACTATCTGACCTGGAAGGAAGAACTTAGGTGTAGTCCCGCTTGCTCCAACATCAATCTTGTTAGATGTGTTTCCATATACATTTTGTACATTACCAGCAGACTTGTAATCACCAGCCATATAGAGTTTCAATGTATCTCCAACAGCTACTGAACTACCAGTTCCACCATCATTATATGCTTCAATGGTATCATCAGCAAATTCATCATTACCATCGTTCTGCACATAACCCATAACATATGCATATCGTTTATGAAAGGACGGACGCTTCTCAGTAAACTTAAACTGAGGATCATCTGTCGCCTTTTTCGCCACCTTACTCACGAACCTAAAGAAGGGATCTTGAGGAATAGCAAGTTCAGACACTCTATTACCGAAATTATACTTTCGTCTAATATCGCCAGTACTAAGATTAGTACTAGTGCCTGGACCTCGTCCATCAAAATCCGCTACAGTAAGATCCGTATTCGGTGTAATTGCCGAAATAAAATCTTGCGGCATTTCGAACTCCTTATTTGAAGTTCAGATAGATCCTAAACTAAAATAGTTTTATATAATAAAAATCTACCCGAACAGGTTATCTAACTCACCATCCAAGCCTAAAATCCCGTCAAATATAGCATTATCTGGGGTTTTCTCTTCGGCTTGGCTGTTAGCTCCACTAGCGGACGTTGGTATATTCCTGACATTCTTCATCTGGTTCAACATGTCATTCTTCGTAGATTGGACAACATTAGCATTAGCTTGATCACGATTCAGAAGGTAATCAATATCATCAAGGGTAAGAATATGACCTTTAGCTCTTTCTTTAAAAGAATTGAACTGTTCATCAGTCATTCCTCTCTTTTCCTTGAAATCATTTTCTTGTGCTCTTCTTTGAGCTTCAATTTGTGCCTTCTGAGCATTCTGTTTTTCAGCAGTAACTATTTGTCCTACTCTCTTCTGAACGACTTTGTCTACCTGAGCATTCAAGACTTTAGCTGAATCAGAATCTGGATCTGACATTGCATCCTGAGAATCAAATATAAAATCCTCATCTAATTTCAGCTCTTCCTGAATACTTTTTGGAGTATTACCTCCACTTACCAGATATTCACGAACATGTTCAACTAATCCGCTATCGTTTTTCATCGCTTCAAGAACTGGTACAAAAGGTTCAACCTCTTTATACTGGTCTCTCAGCTTTACGGCTTCACGGCTACTGTCTTGGTAGCGTTTTTTGTAGGGATTGCCGTCATCATCCCAACCCACGTTATCGGAGCCAACATTTTCTAGATGAGTTACCTGCTCGGTGCCATCTGCCTGTTGGGTTGCCTCAGTGTTGTCATCGGTTATAGAACCATTGACATCTTGTTCAAGGGTTTCGAAAAAATTATCCGAGGTGCCAAAAACCTTATCTTCAATTTGTTGTTCTTCAACAACTAGAGTTTCTGGGTTGCCTGCAGTTTCTTCCATATTATTTCCCTATAATTGTTTTAATGTTACTTATTTTCATTCTTACTTTGCAAATCCTTTTTTGCAAATTGTATTTCTCTAGCTAAATCCTTCTTAGTTGAGTCCACCTGATTGCTCATTACATTCTGCAAAAGCTTCTGTTTAGCGTCAGTAGAACGGTAAGAATCCTTCATATCGCCTTTCACTTCTTCCTTCTTTTTGGTGATTTCCATCTCAGCCTGCATAACCTTGCCTTTGATACCAGCTTGTACCAATTGTCTCTCAAGTGTCTCGATAGTGCCGTCTTTATCTTTGACTGCTTCCTGCAATTGACCTAATTGTCCCTGAAGTTGAGCATATAGACTCTTACGTTTAGCTATCTGTTCTTTATTCCTTACATCAGTCTCAGCAAGAACTGCAATATCATCTATAACACCAAACTGCAGAAGTTCCTTCAACTCAGCAAGATATGCCCATCTATTGACTGGCAACGTTGAACCTGCTACTATTCTTACATCAAATTTAGCAGCAGAGTAATCCATTGATTTGCCTATTGCCCTGCCCATATCATTGTAGATAGGAACATTAATCTCTTGTTCACGCTCTTCCTGGAGAGCAGAGGGCTGTATAATCCTGAATCTCTTATTAGCTGAATAGACAGACTGTGATATCTGCATAATAACCTTGCCCATCTGCCTTAGAGCTGGTTCTATGGAGTGTTTCATCCATTGTTTAATTCTTCTTGTCCCATATTCATCCAATGCAAGCATTCCCCTGAATGTTTCATGCTGCTGCTGGGTATCACCCTGCATAGAAGAGTATATACCAGCTAAATATTCCATATCCTGCTTACCCTCCTGCACAATACCAAAAAATGCATTTGACAGGGGAGCTGGCATAATAGGGGTTGGTTTTTCCGATCCTGGTCTAACTGACAGCAATGCTCCTGGCGAGGATGAATATTTCTCCCATTGCTCTGGATCAATAGACCCTTCTTCATATAACCATCTTAAAGAAGAACCCAAGGATGCATTATGAACCATTATCTGGTGAGACTTATTTATCTCTTTCTGCTTTCCTACCAGAGGAGCTACTGCAGATACTGGATATGGTGTTCCAGTCCATTTGTAATGAAAAGGGATTATTGGATAATCAACAACATTATCTGGATATACTGTTTCCTGAAGTAGTTGATCTCCTGCACATATTGTTTGTCTAATTCTTGTACCATAAAACTGTACACTATCGACGATAGACTGCTGGAATGTTTTATCCTTTAAAAGAATATTATACTCTTTTTCTGATATTACCCTATTCTCAATCCTTGATGCTGCTGCCTGAAGCTCACTCATATATTCCTGTTCAGCTACCTGGAGTTGCTGTTCCATCATCTTTGTAGCTTTCTCCATTTCCAGCTGATATCTCTCTGGAATCATCTTACCTGCCTGGACAGCTTCCTGCATCTGTCTCTCTTGCTCCATGAGTTCTACCTGCATTTCTGCAGCCATCTCTTTCATCCTAACCTGTACTTGCTGCTGGATTGCTTTTAACTGTTCCTTATCTGGGGGTATCCTATAGAATACATTTACATAAGATACTTTAATCTTTTCATATAGCTCAAAGAGTTCAAGTGTAGGTTCATGTTGTCCAGTTGAGTCTACTCCCATATCTTCTGTACTGGAGTCATCCCTTAAAAATAATTTATGTTCTTTATCTGATATAGCTCTTTCTGAATAAGAATCATTCCCTTCTAATGAAGATGCTTTACTTATTTTTCTCTTAAACTGAGGAAATAGCTTTACAACATGACTTTTTGGAAGAACTTTCCTGCATAACACATAAGATGCATCCCTGAACATCATATCTCTTGACTTGGGATCTACATAGATATCGAATGGTTCTGGCTGTTGAAGTACTACTTCACCCATACCATTATCCATATCAGTATCCACTGTTACCATAACATATCCAATTGATTTGGTAATAGCATCATTTATTGCATTTGAATAGAGAGCAGAACCGTCAGACAGGTTCCAGATATAATCAGATAGATCAGAGAATACAGCTGCCACATCAGAGTCACTACCTTCTACTCCAATAGCCTGCCATCTGGGATTGTTGGCAGTTGCATAGAAATTGAGCATCTCCACTACAGGCAATATCCTGTTAATGGTAAATGTAGGCATTCCCTGGTCCTGCAAAGAAACTTTTTCATCATGAGATAACTGCTCATCATGGGCAAATTCATACCCTTTCTGGTTTATGAACTGCCATTGACTTCGTGTCCAGTTATTGGACAGGTTGTACAATTCTCTTATTTGATCTACTTTTTTTCTTTTAGCCATTATGCTACTACCCAATCTCTTGCTTTAGGTTTCTTTTTGTACCAGTTCCCCTTCTTATCCTGACCTGCAGCCATAGGAGGGTTGGCATACTTGACTGCATATGCTAAAGCATCAATAGTGTCATCGTGTGCCATTCTGGGACCAAATGTTGTTATTTCTCTATGCAGATCATATTGTGTCTTCTTAAGATGTATCTGCCCTATGGAAAATCTCTGAGCCAGTATTTCCTGTATCCTATCCCTTTTACTCATCCTTGTACCTGGCTTTTCAGCTCTATAACCAATAGAAAAGTCATTCCTTCTTCTCATCTCTGAGTTAAGAGTCTGGAAGATAGGCTTACTCATAGTGGTATCTTCTACTGTGAAAAGGTTTGGTTTATAGCTTTTAGCATACTGGAACATATAATCTACAATGCCAATCTTCTCTTCTCCTGGGATACCCAATACTGGGATGGATTGTTTTCTAACATAATCAAGGACATATATGCTGTTGTCTGGTGTAACTGCTACAGCTATCAGAACGGAGAAGTCGGAATCCCTTCTTGCTGAGTCAGTAGCAGGATCAACGCCTGCGAATACACTGCACGGTTGGAATCCTTGATTATTTGCGTCAATGAATGAAAGCCCTGTCTCTTCATCAACATAGAATTTACCATCCCAGTATTTAATGTGATCTCTTGTAAATATTGCATCCTCAGCACTCTGAACTTCCATCATATATTCCTGGTAGAATTTCTGAGGAGTACCAGAATCCTGATAAAATTTCTTTTTCCTTTCCATCTCTTTTAAGCCAAACCAGTCTGACCACAAAGGAGTACCGTCATCCTGTAGTGCTTTATAGGTAATAACATGCCAGCTAAACTTTTCAGCCCTCTTTAGAGATTGCTGATAGCCTACCAGTATTTTCTGGATAAAGGAGTCATAATGCACAGGAGTACCGTTAATTCTTAATCTTCCTGTTTTTGGCTCCAGCGCAGGAAAGACAACCGCTGTAACAAGGTTTGATATTTTCGAGCGACTCTCAGGAGTAATAGTATTATTCTCATCTTCAAAATCATCCAATACAATAAGATCGTACCTTTTATGGAGTTTTGCTCCACCTCTTATCCCTGAGAGATTGGATTTAGATATAAGTTTACAGCCATTATTGAGTTCAATATCATCTTCAGTCCATTTTTTACCCTTCAAATCACCAAAATAATATCTCACTTTATCATTATATTCAATATGATACTTGACATAATCAAGGTTAGGCACAGATATCTTTGAACTTGCAGCCACCCATCCATAGAAGAGTGGTTCAGTAGTAAAGAGGAAATCATGCATAATACTGCATTTAGTCAGTACAGTCTTTCCATGACCACGTGGCAGAATGACTGCTAACTGCCTTATGCTTTGGTCATTGACTGCATCTGCTACTTCGTAATGAAAGAATGGAGTTTCACTACGCATAAAATCATCAGGAAGGAATAATTTACCAAAGGCAACCAAGTCTTTATATGCAAGTCTTAGCTCTTCTTCAGCCTTGGATACATTTTGAGAATTTATATTTACCATTCAAAGAATCTTCCAGATTTACGTAGATGCTCATATAGCATAGGTTCTACTATTTCATGTGTATAACCTTCATCAGAATAAACATCTTTACGTTCATCATAATCTGGGTTTGCCTGTTTTCTTGCTGTCTCAGCCAATTTTTCTTTATATAAGTCTAATCTTGAATCATGTTTAGTCCATTTTTTAGGGTCTTTCCATTGAACTGCATGAGCTAATTCTGCTACTATAGTAGAAGGATCAGGACCTCCTCCGAAACCTTTTCCAGCATAGATAGTATCTCTACCAAAATATTCCCTTAATCTGGATAATGCATCTACTTTTCCTCCACTAGCCCTACTATGCATAGCTCTCCAGTCTCTTGGTATAAAATGTCCAGTAGATTCTCTACTTCCTGCAGACGCATAAATATCAAAGTCTTCTGCCTTAATTCCAGGTCTTCCTGCAAATTCCCAAATATCTCTTAAACCCTCTCCTGCATATTCTATAAGACCTTCTTCATTATAACCGCCTTTTTCAGTTCCAAAACTAATACCTTCCATACCTTCAAGCTTTTCACCAGGTGTTTTCCATAACCTGCCTACTAAGGGAGCTTCACCAACAGCATCTACTGCTC